GTCAGCCAAGATATCATCGGTCTTGGCATAACCTAAACTGTCCGCTATCTGCCGAAACAATGTCAACTGGTCTTCGGTGACATCTCCCTGGGGCTGCTGCTGCGGTTGCTCCGTCAAAGCCTCTTTAACGGCCAACTCTACGGCACTCTCCAGCCTACTGTCAAGCCCAGACTGCTCCTGACGTAGCCTGGTGTTGTCGGCGAAAATACGCCTAACTGAATCGTGCTGCTCCGGTGGTAGTTTGGCTAGGATGTCCTGCAAGCCTGTGCCGATAGATGCCCCGTCCTCGCTGGTGGCCGAAACCTCGCCAGCAGGTGCCGTGGTGTCTGCTTCGGTAGCACTCTGGGGGCCATCCTGCAACGCCCCCTGCAAACCGTTGCGTAGCCGATCCCTGTCACTGTTCATAATCTCCATGACCGGGTCGTCGGTAGCAACTTGTACCGTCTTTTTATTCATCAGATCCCTCTCCTTGTATGTCAGGCGGTAATGTCAGCCTGTTCTGCTCCGCATCATGCTCCCGGACTGATGCGTATGATATACCCTTCGGTGGCCTGGGCTTTATATGGTCGGGAGCATGCCTATCGAAGTTTCTAGCACCCCCACGCTTGTCCCCAGCCTCTATAAGACCCTCGGCATTCAATATTTGCCTTTTCTCACGCCTACCGTTGATGTCGCACTCCAGCACTTCATCATAGTAGCTCTCGAAAGGCTGAAAGCCCCTGATAGCACCAAGGGGGAACTCCCTTACCGCTTCTCTTCCGCACCTGTAGCAATAGACAGGGCTGTCAAAGTCTTTAAGGGGTATCTCTCGCTCGTTGGTGCCACAGTCGGAGCATGTCACATCATATCTAGGCATCTTACGTATCCCTCAGTTCTTAATTATAAAAGCGTCGAAGCCTCCCGAGACGTCAAGGTCATTAACCGTTGAGATACCACTAAGCTTGATAATTGTAGGGCCAGCAAAAACCTTGGGGACGTAATACGGTATTGTAAAGGCTGACACCCCGTCCCTGATTATAGAAAAGGTGTGCTTGGTTAAAAAGCCCGTCAGCTCAGTGTCAGGCTCGGGGTTTACAAGCAAAGACGCAGTAGCTGCTGAGTTGGCCCCCGGCGTCCCAAGGATATTGGCGTATATCCTGCCTATGTAGGCAGTATGTGTGCTGGGAACACCGTAGATAGCCATCAGCGTCTGGCCCTTGCCTGGTAATATAGCAGCGGTCACTGTCCCGTCCGTTGCTGCCGTAGCCGTGATCGTCCCTACATTAGCACCTGCCGTCGCGCCCTTGGTCAATGCGTGCATACGATGTATGATGACGTAGCTATTGGCAGTGTTCTTCGCCGTGGTGCCATCCATGATTATATCTTCGCTAACCTCTGCCGTGTCCCAGTCTGTGAGGCCATAAACCCTCAGTGTTCGCAGTCCTGCCGCCTGTGGGTTGTCGCCGCCCGTGTCGCTATCCGTGTCACTGGTAGACACTATGGCATGAACCCTGGCCTGCGTAGGTGCCGTCCATACCGACTGCGTAGGGGTGGCGTCGGCCCTGTCCCATATGTCAGTAGCCGTCGTCTGGAGGCCTGAAGGGGCACGCCCGAACTTATTGAGGGTAGACACGCCAGGGATGTTGCCCATAGCCGCTTCCAGGGTGAAGTCTTTAAGACCTGTCTTTATGTGCATCATATCCTGGTATCCACCACCTCAAAGACCCTGACGTCGGCCGTGCCACTCGACACTATGCCGTATATATCGCCCCGCACTGCAAATTGGTATGAAGGACCGCCCTCGAAGTCAAAAATTAGCTTGTCTTTGGCGTATAAAGCTATGCCCGTAGATGCTGTCAGGGAGGTGTCATCACCTACCCACACTGTTGAGCTAGACTGGTTGTCCAGTATTAAGCCTATGCGGTCCCTATTCTTGGCCTTGAGGACCGTAGCACTGGTAGTCACGCTGACAGCAGTAGTGCTCATAGCTGATTCGCCGCCCCGTTCTGTGCTGCCTCGCTAGGGACGCCCTCGCTAAACTGCTGGGGGTTGATAGGCCCCGGCTGTGCCCCTTCAGGTGCTTGCATATTCTGCACTGCTGCCTGCCCCTGGTCGATAGCTGGCCAGAAGTCGGCAGGATTCTGTATGTCAAAGCCACGTATCAATAACTGCTCAGCGACCTTAGGCAGGTTGGGAGGTGCATTTGGTGAAGCTTGTACAAGACCCGCCAACAGGTTCAGCACGTCCGACCACTGCTTAGTCTCTACTGCCTGTGCCGTAGCCTGTGAAGAGACATCGATGCCAAACCTGAAGGATCCCTTGACAGTATCAGCGTCTACCGTAGACCACTCTGTAGCCGCAGGGTCTATCATCACCTCCTCATCGGGTTGGAACTGCGTGTGCATAGCCCAGAACATCTCGGCGGTATCTACCTGGAAGTCCTCAAAGGCGTCAGCACGCTGCCCCTCCCTGGCTGACGTCCTACGCTCACTGATAGCTGCCTCGGTAGCCGTATCACTGTCTTGCGAAGGGGTAGGGTCGCCGGCGGCCTTGGTAGCCAGCGCACTCACCAGGTTAAGAAACTCGCCCTTGTCACCAGGTATCTGTAAAAAGGGCATGGCGACTATGGGGTTGCCCTGCGTCTTGCTAAGGCCCGGCACACCTATAGCCGTACTGTCAGGGGCCTGTAGTGCTATCTCTACCTCGTCCTCAGCAAAGACGTCACTATCATAAAACATAAGGTTCTTCATCTTGCGTATGGTGTACAGATAGGAGTCCAATATCTCATTCTGTAGCGTCTGCATATTGTCGAACCCTGCCAGGGACAAGATAGGCTTCTGTAACCACGTCTTGAAGCCCTGTAAGAAGAACAGCAGCGCACAGGGGTATGAAGTGAGGCGTTTATAGGGCCACTCTTCATCATGCCTTAGCGTTACCGCCGTGCCTCCCTGATCCTGCATAGCTATCGTAGTAAGGACGTTGGCACGCCGCCGGGAGCTAACGGGGAAGTTACGCGCCCATATCTCCCACAGCTCTACAACCTCGAAGCCATCGCCCTCACCTACGGCACTGTCAACATCAGGGGCCTTCTCCATCCTACTGGCTTCCAGCGTCGATGTATTGGTGTAGTTGGGGTTGTCTTTGACCTCATCGAGAGGCTTTACCGACCTGAAGGCTATCCACCGTGCATCATTCAACCCGTCAGTAGCCAATGGATCTATGCGAAAGTCTTCAGGGTTCCACCGTATGCCGAAAGGCTGGTCCTCCTGTATGCCCACATGCACATCGGCCTGGCCCTCATCCTGGTCCATACGGTGCTCATCAATGTGGGGCTGTATCACTTCGTCCTTAATGTCTTGGCTGATGGTAGCATCCCGCATAATCTCCAGGTGCTTCTCTATGTGGTCTACGTGGTCATGGTCTTTGCGTACCGGAGTTGCTGTCCCGGCACCTAGAAACAAATTCTCTTCTTCGGCATCGTCAAAGTCTACGCTGGGGTCTATGTCATCCGATGGCCTCGTAAAGCCCTCTGGCAGCACATCAGCCGTCCACCCTATCTTCTTAACACCAAAGGGGTATAAAAAGGCGTCGGTAAGGGTACGTCTGTCCTGGTGCAGTTGCTTGGTGACGTCATACCAGTGGGTGACGATCTTGCCTACTATCACCTCGCCACCTACAGAGTCTTTACGCTTCGCCGTAGTCCTGAACTTGGGGTTGCGGCTTAACAGGTTGGCCCTGCTCTGGTCTACCCACCCGAATACCAGTGAAGGCTTGGCCCTACCCGTGTTCTTCTCTCTCTCTTCTTCCAGCAACCTCTCACGCTCTGTCCACGCCTCGTTCTCATACAACGCCAGCGTGCGCCTACCGACCTCAAACCACGGCTCCAAGACCTTACCGCTGAAGTCTATATGGCGCTGCCAGTATGTCGCACGCCCTTTTCTGTCTGTGGGATATGCCATTTACTCTCCAAACGCATTCTTGTATATCGTGGGGTATCTCACCTCTACAAAGTCTGACACCTGTACCGCCTTCTCAGCCTCCTGAACCGCCCAGTATAACCTTGCGATTATACGCCGCAGCTCACCAAGGTTGTCTATATGGTGACTAGCCTCTACCATCTCTCCCAGGTCAGCAGGGCCATCAAGAATCGTCGGTATATTCATTTCGCAATCCGCAGTTGATGTTCCCAGACGTGAGCCAGAGACATTCTAAGGGTCAACTCTCCGAACGAAGCCACACACAGGCCATTAACCATCATCTTGTCCAATCTGCCTGTGACTACCCTGTCGTCACGCTTAAGCTGTATGTCCTGGCCAGTCCTGAGTGTCATTTCATAATCCTAGCTAATAAAAGCGGGTCTCAAGGCGTCTATGCGAGTAATCTGGACTGTTCTGCTGATAAAAGTATTAGCTCAGCTTACTGGGGCTCCCGCATAATACCCTACATTGCGCTTAATACCCAACTTGCCAAGCCTCTCAGCCCTCTCTATGTCGGCCATCGTCCTACCTCGGGCCTTCTCCGGCTTCTTGTATCTAGGGGCCTTCCCAAGATCGTCGAGCATAAGGCCAAACAAAGACAATACGTCAACTTGATCATCGTGCTGACCATATGGGAAGCGTAGAAGCTCGGCCACCAGATCTTGCGTCCACGGTGCATTGTGGGGTATAAAGACCTTACCATCCAGCATACGGCCCCGTATGGACTGTGCTCTCTGATCCTTCTTGCTGCTTGGCGTATACTTACCATATTCACTGCTCCTGGGCGTCCATACCCGCTCTTCTCTCATCCTCTTCTGTAAGAAAGGCCCTATAGTATTGAGTATCTGGCCACGCTCTTCTGCCCAATGCCGGGGCTTATGCTCCTTCATCATACCTATGACAGCCTCTACCCACTCATCCGACAAGGCTTGTTCTCGCCAGAGGTCGAGTAAGTAAAGGTTGTCTGCCTGGTCGACGCCAAAAACGGCATGGACTGTGTAGTCCCCCTCGCCATGCCTTGTTGCATAGTCCGATGCCCCGTACTTGACCAGACTGTCAGGTTGTTTATGCCAGTCGTAGTATCTGATGGCTCTTTCTGGGAAGTAGGCGTCATCATTGGGTATCGGGTCCAGTAGTAGTTGGCATGAGAAGTTGTAAGGGCTTAGCTGCTTTCTTCGATCTTCGATGTATTCTTGGCTGAACAAGACAGGGGGCCCTCCAGCAGTGCCGTCAGTCGTTGCTGGGTGTAGTCTAGGCGTTGCTGCATCCCTCTCAAGCATTGCTCCATATGTATCTGCATCGTGGTATCTAGTTCCAATGTATCTAGCTTTGCCACCGTCGACTCCTAAGTTAAGGCTCAGTTCCCAAGCGTTCGTGGTCTTCTTTATCATCTCAGGGGTGGTTA